TAGGTCATTACTCGTCTGGGTTGAATTAACACCTACTAAACTAGCACTGGCTTTTAATGCCTCGTCTAATTCCGCAGTAAAGCTTAATTCATTTACTCTGATCCCGCTATATTCAGTCACATACGCTCCAGCTGATCCGCCCTTTCGCATGTTAATACAAAGGGAAGAATAACTGCCCTCATATTTACCGACATTAAATGTATGGGTAAAGGCTAGGCCGTTCGTGGTCTCACCAGTAGCAGTAGCGCTCGTTACCGTATTGGCGCCAAAGGCATTTTCTAGAATGTAAGCTAATGCTGGGTTTTGAGCGTTGGCGTAGAACTCTATATCGCCCTCGATCTTTTTCATCATGCTTATTCTCTTCGAATAAGTCCTCGATGTTTCGATCTGCTCTAGCACCTTGTTTTCTTGAACAGTCTTTAGTGAACTTGATATGAAATCTAGGTTGGCCGTACAAGTATTATAGGTCTTGAACGTTGTCTCCCTACCTACCATTAGATAACTACATCCGGCAAATTCCGAGGTATCACCTACGGCCATAATAAACCTCCAATAATTAGATCGATCTTAAATAGGCTTTTTGATGGTCTACACCTATTTGTATAAGCCTATTTTGGCATGTATGTAGCTCTGCCGATAGCCTCTGGAGGTCCATAGTTAATTTCTGGACTGTTTTTTTGTCTGACAGACGATATTGATATTGCATTTGTTCTTTCAGATCCCTCACTGGAGGATGACTCAGTAGGGTATGGCTAGAGCAATTAACCACGTTTAACCCGAAGTTACGGACATAGAGATTCAACCACCTAGCAGAAAATAATAGATTATTTGAGGTGTAGCAGAAAGTGCCCCCGCAATCGAGCAAATACTGGTGTCGCATGTAGTGATGTTTCCCGTCACCGCCCTTATGATCGTAAGCATAATAACCGGAGTTAGGACGCCAGCTGTAATCATAGCCAATGAGAAGTAGCTTGTCGTATCCAAAGAAGTTAATCCTTTTCTCGTTAGTACATTGGGTTAAAAACACCAACATAGCATTCGAAACATTTGTAGCCGCTGGGATCTGGTTTTGACAACCGCTAATCTTGCCAAACTCTAGCTCAGACTTAATCACGTCCATATTGACGAAGAAATACCTATCCTTCCAATTGCCCTTTTCAGTCCATTCAGGATTGCCGCATACATTAATGAACAGCGTTGTGTTTTCTAACTTATCCTTCCATGGCTCTAGGTACTTCTCATAAGATACATTGGCATCGCAGACCATGCAGAAATCTGGCTGAATTCCATGATCGATCAAGACCCCTATACTTTTGTCGCAGGCGATAATGTCCACGTTGTCTCGATACTTAATAATAGTGTCCATGTTCTCTTCTAGAGAAAACCCGTTGGCCACTAATAGACATGCCTTGCCTACGCCGTGATGTAGGAAATCAGATAAAGGCTTCATTTCATATTTTGAATGAACCTTGGCTTGCGCTCGCCATTGTTTACACCACTGCCCATAGGCAGCTTTAGACTGCTGTAATATCTCATTCGGGTGCATATTCCCTCCGTGGAATTAATAAAATAGGTGACACTCCAACGTCATTAAGCCTACGCGCATGTGCGCTTCCTCGTCAATTCCACTTGTGAAATATTGAATACTATTTGGCAATTGCCATTTGATGGTATCAGTAAGAGTAGTAAAGGACCGGAGTATCCTCTCGATATTATTCATTAATTTCTCTAGGTCCTCGTCTGCCGGATCCGCAGCTAGGTCGACGCCATAAAGATCATTCCAAACTATGCCAGCAATAGTAAATGTGATAGTGCCCTTTCGCTTCCCTTGAGATTGCGAATTAGCAATAGTCGCCGCCTCTATAGCCTGGTTATCTGTCCACACAGTAACAGCTGGGAACTTATCGCCAGTCATTTCAATTAACTCTGGATTAATCTTGTAGATCGTCTTAACCGACTTCGACATGTTCGCGCTAATATCAATCGGCGAGCCAGTTGTAGTGTTGGCCTCCGCTAGTACGAACCGTATTTGCTCTTTTATGTTTGCAACGTTAACCGTTGACGCCGATCCCGTAATAGCCGTTGGTACATTGAGTGTTCCTGTTAGCGTAGACCCTGCGAATATGTAATTCGTGTCTTTCCTTACATTGGCCACACCTGGATTAGAGTAGTCGTCAGTGAGCGTTCCGGTGAGAGTAGAATCATTAAACACATAGCTAGTCCCAGAAAGTACGTTAGCAATCCCAGGGTCAGTATAATCAGCATCGTGGTATGTCCCAGTTTGGCTCGATCCCTCAAAGGTGTATCCGGTCCCTGACAATACATTCGATACGCCAGGATCGGTAGACTGAGCCCCAACAAAAGCGGTAGTGCTAAAAAAATCAGTGCGAGTAGTATAAACATGGTCTTGTATAGTATCCCATAAAAGGAACTCGTTTACTTCCATTTGAGACGTTACATTGCCTGTAGACCCGCCAACAACGAGCCCTTGCCATAAACTAGCCATCGTTGCATCGTTCATGTCCCAGCTAGAAGTCGAGGTGAACGTTACCCGCTCTACACCGTTAATAGATACCCGTATATTATTACCGCCAGTCGTACCGTCAAATACAAGCATGATATCAAAGGGTACATCGGTCGTAGTAGTGAATGATCCCGTACCGTCGACAAACGTTTGACCACTTCCATGTTGATTTAATATCTGAACAACTAATATTCCGCTACTAGAGAAATAAACCCTAACGTGACCATGCCCAACCGGACCGGCAGCGAAAAAGAAAAGTGCGTTGTTGAAAAATGTACTAGTAGCGTTGGCACTTACCTTAGGCACTACTCTCATCAATGCACTAAATTGGCCAGTAGTAGGTAGATTCTTATAGTCATTGTACATCACGTAACTGGCCGTTGAATCGTTCATGTCAATAGCCATGCCGCCGAATACATTGGCTGCACCGTTTGATACGACAGAAGGGTAAGATCCAGTTAGCCTATAAGCCGTAAAGGTTGCCCTACCCGTAGCGTATCGAGCGGCCATGGTGTTACCGCGAAGTGCGAATAATAATCCCGTGCTACTTAATGCCATTACTTCAAGCCCCTCGTGTAAAACTTCGCTGTTATTTTAGATACGTCCTGGAATGCCTTACTAGATAACCACATGAACTCACGTTGAGGTAGCCTAGATCCGCCAATGTCGTGCGCGGCCGCGTAGGGAAAGCCGCCCTTTGTCTGAGCATCGTTAAACCATATAAGGCTCTTCTTATCCTTCTTCACATTAGTAGGTTTAAAGCTATTCCTTAGCCGACCACTGTCTTGTAGCTTTTTATTTCCGCCCTTACCTAGCTTTTGCATGTGCTTTTGATAGCTCTTTGACCATGGCTTCCACTTAGTATTCTCACCCGCTTCTTTATTAAAGTGGTCCATCACATCTCGAAATATCCTAGGTGAAATAGTCTTTACCCAAGCCTTCTCTAATGCAGTAATCGTCTTTACATTCTTTGTAATTTGCTTAAGAAATTTCCTAGCCTTTTTATCATTGAATACAATCTCGCGAGCCACTGTTAGCTCCGATCTGACTCAATGTCGTCTAGCTTGTCACTGTCGATAGCCCAATTAGTAGGCTCGTCTTCAGCGAACGTGTCAGTATAGCCATCTGTGTTGCTCTTAATCTGAAAGCTCTCGGTACGCTCCGGAACAGTAGCCCCAGTCGTGTTAACCAAGTCGGCCTCTGATTTAGCTAAGGCCTTTAGGTTATCAGTAGCCATTTTCATCCACCAATCAGCCCTTTTGAATGCGTCCTTAGATCCCCTAGACAATGATCCGTACATTAAGCCCATGGAATACCATTCACATACTGTTCTTAGAACTGGTGGTATCGATGTAGACGTCTGGAAGGCATCACTAGATATGTCATACCTTTTAGCCAGACGTTTTCTGATTTCTCTCTCTGATTGAGTAATAAGTGCGCTACCAAGAGCCGTCATATTAGCAGTAGACGTCCATGACGTGTCGTGCATCAATGTTTCTAGGCTTGTAGTAGTACACATTATTCCCATGTTACGCCCTCATTTTCCCTGCGTCTTCTAGCTTTTTAACTAGAGCCAAATGCTCCGCGTTGCTGTCTACAATCATTTGTACATAAGTAGAATACACTGAGCCATAAGCTTTTCTAAACTTTTTAATCAATTTCCTTTTACCTGGACGCCCTTGAATTTGTTGAAGCTCATACCAGACTTCTGATACCTGGTTTTCTGAGCGAGCTTTCTTTTCCTCAGCCTTTAAACGATTCTGTAACTGATCACGCCTCTCAATAACGTCATCCAACTTGTCGTCTGATACTTCCTCTACTACTTTTCTTGATCTGGTTTTCTTCTTTCGGCCAGGTGGCATTATCAACCTCCAATGTTGATTTAGTGATAAGGGCCCCGTCCGTTGGAGCCCCCATCACGTTAGCACAGCCGATTATGCGAGTGTATCTTTTATTAGATACCCTGCTAGAGAAGCTACGACTTTAATGTCGTAATGCTTAGTAACTTCAATCATTTCACCGTCACGTGGCTCTTCGCGCCATCGCTTAACCATGGAATCTTTCTTTTCAAAGATATACCCGGCTGAAGGTGATCTGAGGGAAGCTCTTGCAGGCTTATATCCTACAAACGCATTGTCCTGCCAGATAGCTGCAATAGAAGCCGAAGCCCCCTTAGCTGCACTATCTTTTACCGCAGTTGGTACAAGTAGCTCGTCGATATCGAGAAGACCAGCAATCATGTTTTTGGTAATCTCCATTGACGTGTACTTGATACGCTCAAGAATCTGACTGTGATTCTTAATCGCGATCAATACGTTGTGTGGGATAATCCCGTAGTTAGGTCTGAAACCACTATTTTCTAGAACTGCCGTAGCTGCCGTATCAAAGATAGGAACCGGGCTAGAAGTAGTAGTGTCCAAACTGAACTGTTGAGCCGTACTTAAAGACACGTTCTGTGACCATGAAGTAGACGTAAACAATTTCGCACAGTCGTCTTCTCGACGAAGCATGATCTTGTCTGTCAACTCTTCAACGGTATCAGCGCGCAAAGTGCCTAGATCAAAGTTATCAGCTTCGTCATCAGCTACTAGGTCTTTCAAGCTATGTTTAACCAACTGATAGCTGGCTGTAGATAGTTCGAAAGTGTGCTCACGCGCCTCACCTTTGATGGCTCTCTTCGTCTCTGGTACACGAAAATCTCTGTCATAAATAAAATACTTATCACTGAGTTTATTCACGGGCAGAGAAGGAAATACCTGATCTGCGATGTACTCACTATTATGATATTTGACACTAACGTTGGTTAGTGCTTTGTCTACATGGACTTGATTAAGCAATGGCATGACTAACCTCCATTATTCTCTGTCAAACCCAGGCATAATTACAACGTCTGCAATCGTACCTGTGGCAGCAACAGCGGCACCTAAAAGTGGTCCCAAATAAGCTGATGCTAGGGTTAAAGCCGTAGTTGTGTTAGCTAGTGTAAATGGAACACCTTTTCCATTTGAATCACTAGACACAAGGCCAGCGGCCGATACTGTATCATTGAATTCTACTTTCGCTATACTTCCCGCCATAGCTACCGGAATCGCAGTAGTCGTGTCTTCGTTAGAATCCAAAGTCACTCCGATTGGCATTGCCTGGTTGTTTGCTGGATAGCCCACTGTTTCAGCAGCGGTTACAGCAACAATCCGATAGGCAGCTAGGGTAGTAGCAGCGCGAAAAGATTGTACAACTGATTTACTCATTGTCTACTCCTCGTCTTCTACGATTTGTTTTTGAGGCTTTAATTTACCTGCCGATACTGCGCGATATGCCGTAGCATAGTCTTTCACGTCATTATCAGACATGTATTTTTCAATCTCGTCCTCAATTGATTTATTACCTTCGTCCTTACTGTCCTCGGAATTCTCTTCGAAATTAACCTTGGCCATTTCATGAACGCCTTTTGCAAACTCTTTTACTAATTCAAGTTTAGACAATTCTTTTTTAGACTTGTCCTCGTTTTCTATTGTGTACACCTTACTCTCAGGCTCACTGTCTAAAAGCATCTGAGCATAGCCACGAAGTGAAGGGCAGATAACCTTTTCACTCTCTAGCTTGTCCAGGTCTTTTTCCATTTGAACTTCAGCCTTCTCAGATTCCAAAGACAATGAACGCTTCTCAGCTTCCTCGGCTTTTTTCTGTAGCTCATCTAGTTTTTCTTTTTGAGCGTCTTTTTCAGCGGTGAATTTCTTTACCTGAGCTTCTAGAGCTTCCTTCTCAGCTTTTAGTGCTTCGACTTCTTTGTTTTCTTCTGTAGACATGGGCCCGTCCTTTTCTGGAATTACATTTTCAAATTCGTACTGTTTTAATTTATCTTTGTTTTCCTCATCTGCATAGACCTTGACCACGCTAGATAGGTCTAGTTTGTAGTTTGCAAGGATATCAGATAGGTTCATAACCCCTGGAGTCTCGGCTCCGAGTAGGGCAATAGCGCCAAGCATTCGCTTGTATAATCGCTCGCCTATCTTTAAATTCCAGAATATTTCAGCACTAACCTTCCGATATGCACGGTTTTGGATTAGCTCAAACACCTTTTTAGGGATATCCATGAAGTCGGCTAGTAATTTATCACCACTTATATAGATACGATCTACCCAGCCAGCTGCCGGTAATCCTTCTGATTGTAATAGCTTTTGCTCACTATCATGACCTAGCTT